ACCCATTACCGGGCTACTCTTTAGGGAATTCGACCGCGGGCACTGGAATGAGATATACATTGCCGGCCCCTCGCAATCCTCGAAATCGCTCTGCGGTTTCGTTATCCCCACGCTTCGCGATGTGCACGAGCTCGGCCTCGATGCGCTAGTTGGCACCCCCGAGGCCGACATGATGAGCGATAAGTGGGATAAGGACTTCTTGCCGGTGCTCGAGAATTCGCCCGCCCTGCGGCCCCTCATCCCAACCAAGGGGCCGGGCGCGAAAGGCGGCCGAATCAAGGATAGAATAACCCTCGGCAATGGCGTTGATATAAAGGTAATGACCCGAGGCGGCAAGGATACCGCCAAGGCCGGCTATAGTTCGCCACGGTTGCGATTGACCGAGGCGGCGGGGTGGAGTCAAAAAGCCGAGGCAAGCCAAGAGGGCGGGCCGTTTCGCCAGATACTTGCCAGAATGCGCGCCTTTCGACGCGATGACCCTCGCCGCCAATTGACGGTTGAGGGCACCTTTAGCGTGGCCGATGAGCTACCGGCACTCGCCCGAGGCGCAGACGACGACGAAAGATTCAAGTCTACCCGCTCAACCATTCAAAGCCCTTGCCCTCATTGCGGCAAGTTTATCAACCCCGAGCGCAAGTATTTGGTGGGGTGGCAAGGGGCCGAGAGCGAGCACGAGGTGCGTGACCTCGCCGCATGGCAGTGCCCAAAGTGCTCGGCGCTGATTGATGATGCCGAGCGGCTCAAATCGTTGCGCGATTGTGTGCTAGTGCACGCCGGCCAGCGAGTAACCCGCACCGGCCGGGTGATGGGTGAAGCGCCGCCCACCTCAACGCTCTGGTTTGCTTGGACCTCGTGGCATAACACCCTCTTGGGCGCGGCCGATATCGCGCTAGATGAGTGGGAGGCAACCACCTACGAAGAGGGCACCCAAGAGCGTGACGATGCCGAGCGGGCGTTGTGCCAATTCGTGCACGGCAAGCCCTATAAGCCCAAGGCGGGGGCCAATGACCCGCTCGAGGCCAAGGCAGTGCGCAAGCGGGTGGCCGAGTGGCGGCGCAACGTGATACCGCATGACACCGTGGCTGTATCAGTGGGAATCGACTTGGGCGACTGGACCGGGTGGCCGTTGGTGGTAGCCCACCGCGAGCGCGGGCAAAAGCACGTGCCCAGTTACGGCGCGTTTGATATCAAGCGCAACAAATCGGACCACCTGGAATCGCGGATTGTGGCCGCGCTTCACCAATACGCCGATGAGCTCGAGCTAGGTTTCCCGCACGAGGGGCACGATGGCGAGTATATCCCCGATAAGGTGTGGATAGATGGCGGCTACCAACCCGACGCGGTTGCGCAGTTTATCCGCGAGCGAGGCGGGGTAGACCAAGACCGCTATTTTCTCGTGAGGGGCCGAGGCAAGAGCAACGGCGGCAACTACACCCACAAAAGCCGGGTAGCCGGCAGCACTATTGCCATCGGCAAACAATGGTATATGCAGCCTAACTACGACCGCCGCATCTACGAAATTACATTCAATGCCGACTGGTGGAAGCTAGACCTAGATGCGCGCATGCGTGCCGAGCTCGAGCGAAAAGGCGCGCTTTCGTTTTTCCTCGCCGAGACAAAAAACGAGCACGCGCGAATCTCAAACCACATTTGCAATGAGCAATACCGGGAAACCTGGAAACCGGGCAAGGGTTTGGTGAGCGAGTGGGTGAAAACGGGGGATAATCACCTAAAAGACGCCGGCGCGATGGCATTGGGGGCGGGTGACCACGGCGGCGTGAAGCTCGTGGATGTGGTAGAAACCAGCCCCGCCGCTAATTTCTACGCCAAATTGGGGGCCAAATGAAGCGAGCCGGCGCGAGCGATTGCCCGAAATGCGGTTGCAACGCCACCTCCCTGGTGGCCGCCGGCGGCAATGGCCGGCCGTGGGCGCGCTTCTGTTGCGACCATTGCGGCCACGCTTTTGCCGTGCATGACGGCCCGCCGCGCGTGGTTGAGTATTTGGAAAAGCGCATCCCTTGTTGCCCCGTGCATGGTGAGCCGATGCAAGATAACGGCGGCAAAACCCCCGCTATGCGGTATTACATTTGCAAAGAGGCCGGGTGTGGACTGACCGGCAAGGGCTCGGTGCGGCGGGTGGGCTAGCTCAGGTGTCAACCGTTGACACCTCGGCCGCCATTCCGACAAGCGGAATTGCCCGCCCAGAAACCCGCGCAGGGTTTTCTATCTTGGGGGTATGGCAGACGAAACCAAAGCGCAGCGCATGAGCCGTTTGTGCGACGAAATCGGGTTTGACCTTGGCAACGGCACCATCGACGCCAATAAGGCGCGCGAGTTTCGTTGGTTGTTGCTCACCACCCCCGACCAAGAGTTTGAGGGCGGGGCCATTCGTTTTAAGCAAGTGGATGCGGAATTGCGCCGCCTCGAGCAAGAGCTCAGCAGCACCACCGGCGTTTATCGCCGCATACCCGTGACCACCGGCACCACCGGCCCGAGCTCAGAGGTTTACGATTGAGCCTATTAGGTAGAATCGCCGCCGCCTTTTCGCGCAAGCCCGCGCCCACGGTACGCGATGAGCCCGCCAAGCAATACCTCGGCGGCCCCACCGCCGGCGATGCTACCCGGTATGGCACCGTGACCGACCGAATAAACCGGGAATACTGGACAAACGCCACCGGCGTATCGGTCAACAATGATTTGCTCGCGCACCTTGCGCCCTTGCAAGCTCGAGCGGGCCACGAATACGGCACCTCGCCCGATTTTCAAGGCGTTTGCAATACATTCGCCGCCGATGTGGTGGGGCGCAACGGCCCCGCGCTACAGGTAATCAGCGAGGATGAGATTTTCAACGCGGCGGTTGAAGCGGCGTATCGCGACGTATTCGCCGACCCCGACCCGGCCCACCGATACAGCGGTGTGGAAGATATGCGCACGTGGGTGCTCGGCCTTTTGCTCTCGGGCAGCTATTACAACGTATTGACCACCAGTGAGCGGCCCGGTTCGCGCATCACCTTTGGGTGGCGTAGCGTTTCGGCGCGCCGATTTGTAACCCCCGCCGACCAAGCCGGCCGGCCCGATGTGGCATTTGGTTGCAAATACGATGAAACCACCGGCGCGGCGGTTGAATACTACGTTCAAAAGCCAGTGCGCGCCGGATTGTTTACCGCCTCGGTTGACTACGACACCATACCGGCCGCGGCCGTGCAGCATGTTTTTGTGCCTAGCGAGGCGGAACAACTCACCGGCGCGCCAATGATGGCCAGCGCCTTGGATACCTCGGCCGACTTGCGTGACCTCGGCCGATTTGTCCAACAATCAATGAAGCACTCGGCGGCAAACTCGCCTTACCTAGAGAGCATGGACCCCGGCAAGGTAATCAATCCCGACCCGGTGCCCACGGGCTCGATGCGATTTGAACCGGGCGAGGTGGGCATTGCCCCCGCCGGCTCACGTTGGGCCGTGGTGCCACCCGGCCAACCGATTGCAGAATATCTAGCTTACAAACGCGAGCGCTCAGCCGAGCTCGGCCGGCCCATCCATATGCCATTGCTCGCGGTGCTACTCAGCGCCTCGAGCGCCAATTTCTCGAGCGCTCAATACGAGGGCACCGTGTATGCCGATGGCATCGCCGGCGTGCAGGGCACGATTGAAAGGCGATCAATGGCCCCCTTCGTGTTGCGGGGCATTATCCCCGAGGTGGCCATGCGCAACCGCATGCAACCGCCTAAGCAATTCGAGCTCGTGTGGACCTGGAACGTACCAGCGCACGCCAATATCGAGAAATTCGTGAAAGCCATACGCACGATGATTGAGGACGGGGTGATTTCTCAGGCTCAGGGCTCGGCGCTACTTGGCTACGATTGGGAAAAGGTGGTTGCTAGCCGTAAGAAATGCGCCGAGGTGCTCGAGAGCAACGGATTGCCCGCCGCCCCCATGAACGCCGGCAACCCGCAACAGACCGCCGAAACCGCAGACGATGACGATAGCCAATTCACCAGCGAGGGCCGGCAAAGTGCCTCAAAGTATAGCTACCTCTAGCAATGAGCGTGCCGTTGAGATTCTTACCGAGCGCGGCCTATGCGTGCGCCAGTTTTCCCTACGTGGTCAATCCATCGATGAGGAAAACCGCAGTTTTCGCGCGGTGGTTTCTACCGAAACGCCGGCGGTGATTTTCGATTACCGCTCATACGAGCTCATCGATGAGGTATTGCTGGCACGCGGGGGCGAATTCCCCGAGCACGTGCCGCTATTGCCGAACCACCAACGCAATGACGTGCTTGACGTGA